CATCGTTAAGGATTCTAACTTCCCCACCGTCTATTTTGAATCTAGAGCCGGCATATCTGCCGAAAATGACCCATTGTCTTTCTTCGCACCACTTTCCAAAAGGAAACTTTTCTTTGTCTCTATAACAAAGAGGTCCCATTTTTAAAACCAACCCACAAACTGTCGTCATTTGAATTGTGTCATGAGTTGTATCAGCCAATATTAAACCACCTTTAGTTTTTTTTGGTCCTGCATATGGCAAAACCAATAACCTATATCCAGTTGGATTAGGTAATCTATCTAAAAGTTTTTTATCTACTGATTTTTCGTCTAAGACCTTCGAGATTTCTTCTTCGTTCTTGTAAGCTTTCTCTAGACCTTCTGTCCGTTTCGGTTGCTCCGTGGACTTTGTTGTCATTACTGCTCCTGTTTATTTAGCAAGTCCTTAATGTCTTGCTGCAAATCCTCAAGGGATTTGATTTGTCCACGATGATACATTAATTGTTTTTCATCGTCAACATTATAGATAAGGTTAGTTTTAACATTATCAAGTCTTCTATTTAGAAGTTTTTTAATTAGATCTAATGTCTCTAGATCCATTATTTTTTGCCGTTTCTAAATATTTGTGTGCCCTTTATCCCAAATATGCTCGCAACCACCAAAATCCACAGGTTTGTGAACCATGACGGGAGCGACTGGAAATATTCAAAGAAAAGTTTTACCTTTTCCATAGCTTCTGGATCGTCTGACATCACTGCCCACATTAACACCACGATGGGGGCCGAAATAATTATTAAAACAAATTCGTCCTTATAATCGTTTTGCCTCGCTTCTAAAAGTTTACCCTGGTAAGCTTCCTCACCTCGAGCTTGTCTTTCTGCGTGAAGTAGTTGAGCTTCTGACATTGCCATTTTAGCTTTTTGGCGATTCTGATATATTTTAGAACCAGCTTGAGCTGCTATTTTTAATGCATTTAGCCACATTTTTCCTCCAATACTTTGTTTAGTTTTCGATATTTTTCATTATAATTTTGATTATCGATATACATTTTTAGTACCATATCGATTTTATTTTTTCTTCGCAACGATAAAAAATTATATATTTTAACAAATATGTTTATAGCTGCTTTTCCTCTTGCTCTCCATCTATAAGTATATTTATGATGACTCTCTCTGGGTTTTATAGTGAATACGCCACCACATTTATAGAAAGAATGAATATTTTGAACAACATCTAAATCTGACATTTCTACTGATATTGATGGAACTTGATATTTGACGTTTTTTGTACGTCTTGTTGTTTCGTAACTTATATAACCTTCACCATCAATAATCCCAGCGTAATAACCTTCTTTATCTGATTCCGATAAATTTTTTTCCGCTAACTTGGATTGAAGAGATTCCTTTGATATCGGATTTTGCCCCCACTTCTCTATGTGGACAACCACCCCTTTTGAGTCCTTGTGGGTTTGGTCCTCTCTCTGGTGGAGGTCCAAATTCTTTTCCGCCACTTAGACTTCCTCCTCTACGTTTTTTCTCTACACCTGAAATTGTTCCTTTATTTTTTGATGCATAGAATACTGCTTCAGCTTCATCACCATATTGATCTCTCATGGCGGACATAATTTTTTTACCTTTTTTATTTAATGGCATAAACTACCTTAATTTATTTATATCGCTTATCGTTAATCTTTTTTTTAATTTATCTTTAGTTGTTTTAAGTTTACCTAATAATTCATTTCTAATTCCAGATTTAATGTCATCTTTGGCAGTCTTTCTATCGACTCCCTCCTTTTTCATTATTTCTCTAGAACTCCTTGCACCTCTTTTTCTTAATTCTTTGTATGCAGCTTTAATTCCTTTTGTGAGTAATCCACCTAATAACATACTTCTATATTGATTTTTCATTATTTTTGTAACTTCCTTTCAGCAATATCTAATCTTTTATCTGATTGCTCATCTTGTTGTGCTAACCTATCATACTCCAAGTTTAATTTGTTAGCTTGTCTTTGATTTTCTTGATCTTGTTTGAATCTTACCTCATTTTCTTTTCTTTGCATATCCATAGCCCTTAAATCAACTTCTTGTTGTTTGATTCTAACTAATGGATCTTGTTTATTTGCTTGTGCTTGCATCTCACCCACTACTAAACTTTCAGTAATCTCTGCTACAGCTGTAGCAACCGCATTATCAAAAGCTATTTGAAACTGTTGAGGGTCTGTTTGTTGTAAAGATAGTAAATTTTGGTCTTGTGCAAACTGTTCCTTAACTTCTTTTTGTGCTTTAAAAGAAATATGGTCAGATACATGCGATTGTAAGTTTGCATATACCATCGGATTAATTTGAACCATTCTAGAAGCCATAAAAGTTGTGTGTGCAGCGATATGAGCGTCATGATCTTGAAATTCAAAGGCAGTAAGTAGTTGCATTTGCAACGCTCTTGCATTTTCTTTAGCAGGATCCATCGGTTGAGGAGGTTTTGGAGGCGGTTTCATTAAAGTATCAATTTGTTTTGTGCCTAAAGCTTCATAAACACGTCTGTAAGCTTCATAAACGTTGTGTAATTGTGGATTTGATTGAGCAATTTGCAATTGTGTCTGTGCTAATGTCACTCTTTGAGCCATAGACATGATATTTGGGTCAGCAACAGGTAAAATATCAACTCTGTTATCAAAATCTAACTGCTTAATCATACGATTTGCACCATAAACATCGTAAGGGTACTCTGGTGGTAGATATTCGCTACATAATCTTGCTAAAATTTTAAATTCTAGTCTCATTGCATAGTAACAACGCTTATGTACACCAGTCATAACTCTAGATCCACGCTCCATCAAAGCAATTGTAGTGCCTACAGCTCTGTTTTGAGTATCATTACCAGTGCTTAAGTCTGTAATCTGTGCAAATTTAGTTCCTGCGTTAACAACAAAACCTAAAAGTTGGAATAAAGTTGGACTTGGTTCTGTAAAAGGCAGTTGAAAAAACTGATCTCTTATGTTTCCGCCTGGTGCATCAACGTCTCTAAACTCACCTGGCTGAATTGGTTGATCATCATCTCTAACTCTTAGTCCTCTAGACTTAAATCCTGCTGGTAAATTTTTTAAAGTTCCTGCATCTATCAATTGTCTTAATGCAATCGTTGCTGCTCTTGATAATCCACCTATCATGTGTATCAAACCAAAACCATAGAAACCTAAACCTGGTAAAAATTTGAAATGCACAAAGTATTCTATCCTTGTAAAGTTAGGATCATCAGCACTGTAGTTTCTGTAAATAGATAATATTTCACCAGAACCCTCATCAAGTGTAACGATGTAAGGAATTTTTATTCCTTTTTTAATTTTTTTATCAAAATTTTCGTAGTCATCTAAATTTAAATCTACATGCATTTCTAAAATATTATAAATATAATCTGAATATGTATCTTTCATACCATCTAACTTATTGATGGCGTCTTGCACTTCATCTTTTTTCTGTTGTGGTTTTGGTAAATCAATATCTCTATAAAATCCAGCAGCCATTTTTTTGTTAATATCATTCTCTGTCATTTTGATGACATGAGTTATTCTTCCTGCATCTTTTAAATCAGATGCATAGTAAGGGACAACTAAATCTTCTGCTGGAATAAATTTAGAACAAGGTCTTTGTAAAAATTCATCATAATATATTTTTTTAAATGTAGAGCCTGATAGAGGAAGATAAAATAACATTTGATCCATATCAGTTGTATAGTCTTCCATTCTCTCCATAAGAAGATAGTTCATGTATTCTTTGACTCTCTGAGCTTGTTGTTCGGTGGCCGGTGTTCTTAAACCCACAACCGATGTTCTTACCGGACCATCGCTAGGTAATAGTTCTTTGTAAGCAGATGCTTGGAATTGTGTTACTGATTCAGCAAGTAAAGGATGAGTGACACCGGAAGCTCCTTTAAATGGTTTTGATTGCTCTGTATAATTTGTGCCTAATAAATCTAAACCTTTAATATAAGCATCTTCCCAATCTTTTCTTGAAGTTCTGTCTTTTTTGTATTCAGATAATAATTCTGATCCAAGACTTTTAAGGATTCTTTCATCCATGTCATCGGCTAAATTAGCTGAGAATTCTTCTTCTAGATTCTCGACTACCGGTTCTTGGCCCTCAATCGATACTTCAGGTGGTAAACCTTCAAGCTGTTCTTGCGGGGTTTGAACCTTTACTTCTTCTTCAATTTGTTCTTGATTTTCTTTTTCTATAGCCATAATCTAAATTAACATAGAGGTTTGAATATATCCACTACAAGCCCTCCCTCTCGTTTGTATAGTTTTTGAGTATAAGCCATACCTGGTTTAACCTCAACAGCAAAAGCATCAAAATATAAATTTGGATTATCAGAGGTAATTGATCTAAGTCCTTTTTCTACTTGTGAACCGTGAGCTTCATTGTGATAAACACTTTTAATCTCTTTCCCGCTCAACGGGTGATTTTTAGGATATTTGAA